CATGGTTAAATCCTCCTTAAAACGTGGTTAATCAATAGTTAAAGCTCATCTTAAATGCCGCTACTGTAGACGGGTCGTTAAGATATGCGTAGTAATCCACGCCATCTACCTGCACCGTCGTCTGCACAAAGGTACCTGTCACGTCAAAGCTATTTGCGTCCAGAATCTTTGCTACCGCGCCGTAACTCTTGGGATAAGCGATCAGCATCCGCTGATTGTTGCAGTTATATACAAAGGACTTGTTACCCTTGCCCTGCACGACCTTAGTAGCTGCCTTGATCACACTCTCTGTTGCTGTCACACCTGCTGCCACCGCACCCCAGTAATACGGGGATACAAAACTAAAGGATCCTGTCTTTGCCGTTACCACCTTATCCTCATTGTCGGTTACCTTAACAGTAAGCTGCTTGGCTGCCGTCACAGTTAAAGCCTTCGTGAGCGTCATCGTATTGACACCCGCCTTGATCCCAGAGGTAAGTACCCCCAGGGATGTATCAACATCAAATACCTCTACCTTTTTTACCCCTGCAGACCCCATTGTGATGTTCACATCCACCGCCGTCACGGACTGCGATTTCCCGATTTCAAAAACGCCTCCGTTCACCGGCTTTGCGCTGGCAGATACCGTCGGTGCAACATAAGCATGGAGCATCTTATCTAAAAGCTCCGCAGCACTGATCCCCGATGTTGGAGGTACATATCCCTTCGGGATACCTCCAACCGCCACGGTACTCGCCGTCTTGTTTTTATAAACAACCTCATCTTTGTTTGCCTTATTTCCTACTGCCGCCTGTAAGGCATCTGCCACTTCCTTGTGACTTTCGATGTAGGCTGCAATCTCCTGCAAAGTATCAAAATTTTCCGGCGCACTGCCTACTACTGCCTGAATCCGCTCATTAACCAGATCCATGACTGTCTTATCTTCGCCTTCCCTGTCACTCGCAAGGATGGCATCCACAACTGTTTTGGGGAAGTATCTCTCCCACTTCGGTGCTTCTCCCTTTGGTGCCGTGTTGCGCGACATTGTTACTCTTTCGTTTGCCATTTCTTAGTCCTCCTTAACATTTATATCTTCCCGAAAAAGGTCGTGTCCTCCTCCGGGGTACTACCTACAGTCATCTTACCTTCTACTATTCCCCAGTTATCCCCATCTGTCGGGGGCTGGTCTGAAATTACCAGATTCGTAGGAGCTGCCACCACAAAGTCCCCATCTGGAACCGGAGGCTCCCCACCTATGTCCATGATAAGCAGCACATCACCTTCCCGGATTTCCGTATCGGCTGCTCCCACAAAAATATGCCCAGAATGCCGCATATGCTCTTCTAGCTTCTGATCCAGATAGTCCTTCCGCACAAAATCGCTGACACTCACATCAAAGGTGATTTTATCCGTGGAGCTGACCCGGACTGCAATGTTATGCAGATATTGCACTTCTCTTTCTTCAATAGGCGGAATCCATTCGCCTTCTGCATCCTGTCCCACAAAGATCAGGACATCGCGGTTTGCGACTGAATCATGCGCATATACGCCGGACTGCTGCAAAAGATACCCTTCATGCAGCTCCAGATTTGTCAGCATACAATGGATGATTGCCTCATTCACATCCTGCTCCACGGATTCAATCTGTAAGCGCTGCTTTACATCCAGCAGGGCTTCCAGCTTTTCGGGTGCAGCCGACACGCCGCTCCCCACTTCTACCCTGACTAGATGCATCCGTATCATCTGGGCATTGACGCGGGCCAGGTATCTTTCCCCTGATGCCGTTAATACATATTTCATACCATACTCACCTCCTCCTGCCGCACCGAAATGAATGTCCCGTAGCCTCCTGCATGCAGCACCGAAAACAGCCCGCTGATGTCCACCTCCGACTCCGACATGTGAATGATCCGCCCATACCCTGCCCCATACAAGTCAAGCCGGGCATTCCGGATCAGGCGCTCAATAAATTTATAATTCAGATGGGCGGGACGGGCATCATGCACCGCCCTGCGGGCAATCCCCAAAAAGTCCGACAACTTATCCTCCTGCACATACACCGTAAATGCATATTCCGCCGGATGCTCCTCGATCCAGACGTTTTCTGCACCCACCGTCTGGCGTACCAGATTTTCGAGCATTTTTACCGTGGCGGGCATCCGCATATTGAGCTTTGCCAGTACCTGGGCGCGGCGCTGCTCCTGCGTAAGCTCTGGGTTCTCAGCAATCCCAAAATCCTGTTCCCACTGGTTCAGACTGTACGTTGCCGTTTTGATATAAAACTGGGCTAAAAGCTCTGTTAGGATCCCCTCCAGCCTGTCCAATTCCGGCTGCTCTGCCCCAAACAGTTCTGCCATCTCCCGCATCTGGGCGACAAAGGGCGGCACACTTTTTTTAAGCATCTGCAACCTCCTTTACGCTGATCCGCACGGGCAGCGCTACCGGAAACTGTCTTGCTGTCAGGATCAGGCTCTTTTCCTGCCCGTTAATTCTGGCATTTTCCACATCCACCACCCCCGGACAGTCAAAAACCAACGCCACAATCCCCAGATAAGACACCACTGTGGATAAAAATGCCGTATCCTCACAGTATCTGTCCAGCAGCTCCTGCAGACGTGCTGTTACCATGGATTCCGTGTATCCACTCTTTACCAGCACCGCCGCCTCTACCTGCAGCTCCACCGCCTCCGCGCTTGTTACCAGTACATCCGCCCCGATCGGCCGCTGGGACTCTATATATTCCGCCACATCAGTGACCAGGCTTTCCGGCGCCGGTTCGTTGTCATTTGCAATCAGCACCACATCTACCGTCCCGTTCCCCCGCACAAGGTCAAATACCTTTACCTTATGTACGCCGGGGATTTCCTTTGCCCACTGGATATAGTGGGCAATGTTGCCGCTGATCGCTGGGGTACGGATATGCTCCAGCGCCCTCTGCCGCAGGACGTTATCGCTTTCCCGATCATATCCCCCCTCTGCATCCTCCGGATTTGTGATCTTCCTGATGTGGATGCTGTCCGCCTCTGTAATGCTTCCAGCAGCCACGTTTCCCTGCTCCCCTGCCGTCATGCAGACCGCCCGGACCTGTACCGCGCCTGCACCTTCGATCACAAAATCATCCAGCAAAAAAGCGATCTCCCCGGCATACCCTGTCACACCACTGTAATTCCCGGGATCCCCGGTCACTTCCACGACCGTCTCTGCCTTCGTTGCCTCCCGGCGGGTTATTCCATAATCACTGCAGGCGCTGTCCAGATTCTTCCCAACCGCCGTAGCAACAAATGCCTGCGGCAGGATGTCCTCGATGTCCTCCGCATAAACCCTTGCCAGTTCATTTGCAACCGCCTGCAGGTTATCTGCCGTCCATGTGCCTTCCCGCCTGTCCGCTTCCGTTGTTATCCGGCTTTTCATACGGTTTAAGATCGCTATAAAGCTGTTTTCACTCATTGTAAACCTCCGTCTCATGGGTAAAACGCCCATAAACTGTCGTGACGTCAAACGCTACCGTCATCTCCGATCCCCTGTGTTCAAAGCGGAATCCTGACAATTCCTGAATATACGGATTTACCATCAGGGTTTCTGTGATGTAGCGTTTTACCTCACTGTCAAGGATGTCCCTATTGTTTGAATATCCTATAACAGCCTCCAGCTCGCTTCCATAAGCATGGGTATAGGCAGGCCACACAAAGCGGCGCGTCAGCAATGCCTTGTAAATCCAGACTCGGACAGCCTCATCCTTTTCGACCAGATAGGTTTTCCCTCCCTTACGTTTCAGGCAGTTATTTTCATAGTCGTATGCCAGTTCCCGGAACACCGGCAGCTCCTGCGCAGCACGCTCCTCCAGTTCCGGCACGTCCTGTGTAAACGGGAAAATACTCATAACGCCGCCACCTTCCCACAGATCAGAAACTGATTTCCGACCCGCTGTACCAGTACATAATCCCCAGGCTGTACCCGGATACCTTCATACAGTTCTTTCAAAAACCCCTTCAGGGCAGGGGATACATATTCCTCCTGCTCCAAAATTGCCGCCAGCTCCTCATCCTTGTTGGAACTTGTTACCTGATTGCAGTAGATATGCTCTGCGATCGGCACGCCATCAACCGAAATACTGACCGGATCCACTCCTGTTACGATTCCAACCGTCATGGCGGGCTCATTCATTGCCCGCCCCTGCCGTTTCATGACCTCCACAAAACGTGCGTAGGGATTTCCTTGCGCCATTTTATGCCACCTCCAAAAACCGCAATCCCAGCGTCGTCTGATAGTCAGACCCTGTCCATGCATGCTCATCCGATATGATCGTAAAGCGCCCGCGGATCTTGGAATTTACCTTTTCCACCACGATCGCCCGTCCGGTCTGGTAGGCGGGATTGCCGCGCACAACCACCTTTCCGGAATCCTCGATCCCTTTCAGCAATTTACGCGCCTCCCCCGCCACATCCTTTTCATCCCCGGTCTGTTTATAAGCCTCACGGATGATGCCATACCCTGTGAGACCGTTGGAAACCTCCCCGATGGGCTGGTCAGACGCCCCAAGGATCACGACCTGGTTTACCAGATTTTCGATGCTGCTCTTATACTGGGCATCCATGACCGCATCATCCCCGGTCACTGTCCCAGCAAGCTGCTCGCCATATTTCTCCACGCACACCGTCTGCCCCTGCATGTACAAATGGGCATCCTTACCCTCATAAGCCGTCTGGATGACCTGCGCGATAGACTTTTCCCCTGTGCTGATCACTTCTACCTCGCCACCCGGGTCATACAGCGTCCCGCATGCTACACCGGCTTCTGCGCAGACTGCCGCCGTTACCGCCGCCGGACTGCCCTTATATACGCCAAATGCCTTCCCGCGCAGATACCAGGCATAGTCATAAGCCATTGACTGCATTTTGATGTCATTCTCTGTACGCTCCTCCGTGAGTACGATCCCGTCAAACAGGATGATGCCATCCTCCAGGATCAGCCTGTCCCCTTTCCTGACGGATATGTTGTGGACGTTCGGATCCTGCGGCGCATACAGGTAACTGATCGTAACCTTGCGCGCCAGCTGGTTTTCGTCCCCTGACCAACTGATGCTTTCGATATATTTTGATACATTGCTCCCGTTTATGCTCACATTCAATCCGGTATCACCAGCCTTTC